AGCGGATGGATGTCCAGCAACATTATTGACGAGAGAGAGAGAAGGATTTGAGAGATCACGTATGAGGAAGATTATATCGATTGGATCATACTGTCACGAACCCTCGGAAAATAACGAGTTGGGCATTGCGTATTGCGTCTTAGAAGGATGGAAGTACCATGAAGCAACGAGAGTTGGCCAATGTGGCTCACCCTTGATTGTGGATAACGCACAGATTAATGGAAAGATAGTCGGTATACATGTTAGTGGAGGAAAGAAACATAAGATAGGAATGTCGGTTTTGTTGTGTAGAGAGATGATAGAGAACCTATTACCCGAGATTATGAAACCAATGATGGAAGGAAATGGAGTAGAATCTATGGAAGAAATGGAAATACAGTGTATGACCGGTTTAGTACCAACAGGAAATCAATCACTTATAGGCTTTGTCTACAAAGAAGAGAGCTTATATCAGATGGATAAAACTGATTTACAAAAATCACCAATACACGATGTTTTATTTAAACACACAAAGGAACCAGCAGTCTTATCACCAAAGGATCTTAGATTTGACCAGAGTTATCCGACTCCTCGAGCTAGAGGATTGGATAAATTTGGTAAAGGATTTAAACCACTTAACATGCATAATATGACTAAAATACGGAATGTCATGATCCACAAATTCGTCAATTTCATCAAGGATAAACCCTTGGGGATGTTGACGGTAGGCGAGGCAATTAATGGCATACCAGGAGAAGTAGAAGGATTGAATGTGAGAACATCACCAGGATACCCATACACGCTGAATAAACCAGGTAACCAACCAGGTAAACTGGGATATTTAGTGAACGTGGGGACAGATCAGGAACCCTATTACGAACCAACACCGTTCATGGCTGAGGAGATTGCGAAAGTACTCAAAACATACATGGAAGGCGGAGAGACATATTGCAATTTTTATGCGGATTGTTTGAAAGATGAATTGCGAAATCTTGAAAAGATTAAGCAAGGAAAAACAAGAACGTTTAATAATTGTAATATGGCACAACTTATTGTTAGAACAATGTTTTATGGAAGGTTATTGGCTTACTATAAACAGATGGGACTAGAGATGCAACATGCTTTAGGACTTGATATTTTTGGTGAGGGAATGACTATGATACAACTTGAACTTAACAATAAGAATGCGTCGCAGAGGATTAATTACGATGTGGAGCAATGGGATGGAAAGGCAATGAGAGCAGTGCTAATTCATTCAGCTTGGGAGATGCTTTCTCAGTCAGAATTTATTTTGACACATGATG